CCGTCTGGTCTAAGTTGTAATTTCATTGAACCTAATCTCCAATTTGTATCATCGACCGTACTTGTTGCAAAATTTAATTTTACAGATCTTCCTCTTCCTCTTATATTAAGTTTAGTCGTGGTGCTACTAACATTTCCTGTAGTGCTTTGACTTGTTGTTGATTGAGGATAATCCTCTAATGTTAAAGTAACAGTTAATTCATTTGCTAAATCGGTAAAGTCAGGAACAAATTTGCTCACTGACATAAATTGATCCCCATCGGCAATTTCTATAGAACCTGTTGTTAAAGAAGAAACTATAGCTGTTCCGTCTGCTTGGTTATTACCTACCTCTTGATTATATACATAGGAAGCCCCTGCTGTTACGCCGTAAGGAGTATCGGTTACCCCTGTGCTTGTTGTAGCACTAGCCACTAAAGAAGCATTATATTGGGTAGCTATAGGATTTTCAAAAGTATAATTTCCAAGATAACTCGTACGTCCTAATGTTGATGTATACCATGTTCTTTCAAGATAATTATAAACAACAACCCTATCAATTTGCGTCGCACTATTTGAAGGATAATACCACATAATTTCATTAAATTCAGGGTTAATACCGCAAGCTATATCATTTTTATTTGTGTAGCTTAAATCATCATATACATAATCTTGTACAGAACACGCCATTTTTTTAACAACACCATCGTACATATAGAAGGCGTCATCACCCATCCAAAAAGCTTGACCATTCACATCAACGGCAGCGTGCTGTGCTATCAATCCGCAGTTAGCTCCTAATTGTCTTTGACCAAATGTAAAAGGAGTTCCTACAAATTGAATACCGTGCAAGGATTGATCGGTCCATACCAGGATTTGACCTGTTGATGTTACCGCTCCTATGATACGTGAACCGTCAGCAATGCGTAATGACCCTGCTTCATTCGTCGCTTTCGGTGCCCACTGTGTTAAGCTTTCTCGATCAGAAAACCTAAAAAATAAATCATCTTGGGTCGTTGCATCTGTGACCGTGGTACAAGTACCAAATAAAAATAAATGTCTTGTGTCAGAGGATACTAAAGAAAAACGAGAAGCCACCGGGGCTGTCGCACCAAGGCTCACGGCCCTAGTTCCAGTACCAGTGGAAGTATCCCATTGATAAGTACCTCCATTTAAAGCAGTAGCAATAAGATCTTCTCCAAAATTATCTAACGACCAGTTTCTAGCATCAAGAGTTATACTGGATGAAGAACGTGCTGTTCCCCATGTGCTTAGTCCCCATGTTAAAACACCCCACCCGTAACCATACGTTGATGTAGCAGGTCCTACTGTAATTTGATAAGTTGCCGTTACTGATCCTCCGCCACCCGCTGTAGCGCCCGTAGCGTTTGAAGAATATGTTATTGTATAATTATTAGCGTCAACAATTGTTGTAATCTCAAATTCATTATTAAACTCTATTCCGTCTAAAACATTATTAGTCGTACCATCTGTGAAAGTAACAAAGTCGCCTGCACTTGCTCCGTGAGCTGCATCAGTCACAGTTACAATAGGACTACCACTTACTGTCGTAAAAGGGTTTGTTAAACTCTCTGTGGCTCGAATAGGTGTAATATCATAAAGAGCACTACCTTCTAATATATATAGTTTTCTATCGGTTCCTAAAGCAAGATATCGGTTGCCGTCTAAACTAACCCAGGAATGCGTATCACGAACCACGCCAATAACCGTTTGGTTAGGGTTGGGAAGATATGACCATCCTTTCCAACGTTCGGGTTTTCCGTAATGAAATCGTACTAATTGAGAGTCAACATAACGTCTGTCATCTCCTGCTGCGTAAGGAGAATCTTGTTTATCTACGCCTGGTTGAAATTTTAAATCGGTTAATTTCATAAAGCCACATACTAAATTATTTCTTCTTCGGTGGCAAGAATTGAGTACCTACATTACCTTTAAAGGCATATGTTCCATAATGTGTTAGGCCACTTGTAATGTCAGCGTAAACAATCCCACCAATTTTTTGCCATAGTCTACAGAAAGCATAGTCCTCTGACAAGTATCTTCTCGTTTTAGGTTCGATCATCGTATCAAAAAAAGTATAATTCCAATTGGAATCATCGTGATAATCAAATGTTTTATCGTGAGGATCATTTAAATGTTGATCCGATTTAAATTGTAATTCAGGGTAAGCTTTAGCCATCTTTTCAAAGACCTGTCGTTTAATTAGCATAAAACCTGTGGCGCCATCTAATACTTCTATAAATCCTTTTTTTACTTCTACATGCTGTGAATTTTTCACGTTAAGATTATATTGTAGCGATGAGGCTAATAATTCATTTTCATTAATATCAGGATTTTCTTTTACTTTCCGTATAACTTTTGTCCAATCAATAGTCTTTCTTGGGTACACTCCCGTCACAACATCTTGATCAAATTCCAACATTCGCATAACAGTTTTTTCATTAAAACCAATATCAGCATCGATAAAAAGTAAATGAGTATATTCAGAATTATCCATAAACAACTGAACTAATGTGTTACGAGCTCGTGTTATTAAAGACTCATTTCCAATAGTGCCGAATTGTAATCCTATCTTTTTTTTAGAAGCTTCTTCTATTAATCGAAGACAGCTTTCAAAATAATTAACGGTTAACACTCCTCCATAACAAGGAGTTCCTATAAAAATGTTATTCACTAAACTCCTGCGTCTTTAGCTACTTCTGCCCTATAAAAAATATTAAGTGTGTATCTAGGAGAGCTGTCTCCAAATGTTTGTAAATCGCTATGCCATATTTTTCTTCCATTAAAAAATAAAGCTCTATTTTCTACAAAGCCTACGTGAGAAGAAAGTTTTCCATCAATAAAAAATCCGGTGCCATTATTTAATAAAGGCTCTCCTTTAACAAAGAGAAGAAAGTTTGCTATATTTCCTTTATCATTATCAATATGAACTTTAGGCTCCCCTTGAGTATGGCGTAAATGTGCATGGATAGATATAGGCTCTAATGCTGTATGGGGAAAAAAGAATTCTTTTATCCGGGCAAGAATAGGATCGTTCTTAAAGTGAGGAAGAGAAAAAGTATGTCTTTTACCATAGCTTCCATCTTCATTTTTTACGTCGGTATATTTTAAATTAAGAAATGTTTCTTGTAGTGATTCTAATGTCTCAACATTAAAAAAATTATCAACATACTGAACGTATGCTGTTTCTTTATTGTGTTGCATAATCTATTTTTCAGTATTCTATTTTTTTTATCCATCCTTTGGGAATAGCGATAGCACCTCCACCACTATTATCTCCTTTGTCCAAACACCAGGATCGCATGACTACAACTTTTTCCTCATTGTTCACAACCATCCAACCAACTTCTTGGCATAGTGCTAAGGGTGCTTCTAGAATATCTTTTACAGGCATCCATCCTGTTTCTGTATCACGGGCATCGAGCCACGTCACACGGACCATTGGTTTATTTTCTATGTTAAAGTTTTCCATGCTAACGTTATCAAATACTTTAATATTCATTTCTATGTTCATTGTAAAAAGGAGCATAATTAATTGCTACAGAAATTCTATTTTTGTCTGTTTTATTAGAAGTCACCGAATGACTAACACTCCCATCAAAAAATAAAACAGTTCCATTTTTTGCATTTACTTCTTTAACATTAGTAAAATTTACTTCACTATCTGTTTTTTTCATTAAAACAGCATAGTCATCTGAATGAAAAAAAAATTTAGCATCTGTATCTTCAACATCAACGAACAAAACAACTGAAAGATGTCCTCCATGTTTATGTGGAAGTGCGTTTTGATTTTTTTTATACCAATTAACCCAACATTCTTCAATTCGTAAAGCAGGAATATCATAGCCTTCTTTATCAATAAAAATCTGTAAATATTTTTGTATTTCTTTAGAGAGATCATTTAATGCAGGGTAACGATAATGTGAGTTCCACGCTGTCCTCTTTGCTTTTATATTACATTCTTCTGTGGGCGAACTATTTAATAACTTGTTTTCTTCTACTAAAACAATTTGTTTTATTTTTTCTTGCCACACTTTAAAATCAGGTAATTGAAAATAAAATATTTCATTTACAAAAATTGGAACTCTATTAATTTCAATATTTGTCATTTATTTACTTTAATAATATTTTTTCTTCTTCTTCTTTTTTAATAAGATGAAGATTAAATGATACAGATCGTCTCTCTTCATTTTGTGTTCTAAATGGATAGACACCGTGTGCTAACCAATTAGGAAATAAAAATATGTCACCTACCTTTGGAGAGTGTTGGTATTTATGACCACTAAAAGTAGAAGCCCTACCATCGAACCTGGTTATGTACACTAATGTTGGATAGTGATCTTCCTTTGCGTACTCTTCTGGTAAACTTGAATGTACTCGTAAATAAAAAACTCCTGATAGTTGTCCCTCGTGTATATGAAAAGGATTAAAGTCTCCTGCCCACTGGCTCACGAACCACATAGATTCAATTACCATTTTACCTACATA